CCGACAATGAACGTCGCTATCGGGTTGATCAACTTAAAAAACTCAGCGTCGTTAGGGGACTGCCCTTCCATTGGCTGCGATACAAACACCAACGAGTATAGCACAGTCGCAACGATAAAGGTAAGTGTCAGCGACAGGACGATGCCGACGATGAACCGCAGCAGTTCCTCTGGCGACCATTCTCTAGTCGGCTTCATTTTCTTCACCCGTATTTATCAGCCACTCGGTACAGTAACCCATAGCAACGCATTTGGGCTTCTTGCAGATTTCCTGCTGCCAGTTCGCAGGGTCTTGGCAATCGTAGCGGTAGCGGTCTTGGCAGCCCATCAGCGCCAGCGCCGCTAGTAGTAGACTGACTACGCGCATACGACTTCCTTAGCCGGCCTTTAACAGTATGCCGATCAGCAGCAGAATGATTGTGCCGGCCACAGACATACCGATTTTTTCAAGACGCTTCAGCCGCGCGCAGATGCTCTCGTACCGGAACGCGCAGACCTGTTCGTGCGTGTTAAGCTGCGCTTGGGTTTCGTTGATAGTAGCCACGGTTAGCGCCTCATAGCGTTAAGAGATTTAAACTGCATTTCTTTAGGTAGCCTGCCGTATATTGGTACAGGATAACCTTCCGAAAAATCAACGTCTACCAATGGCTCACCAGAATCAGAACTTATTTCAGGAAAGTTATACTGCTGGGCGATTTGCGAAGCTATCTGCGGCTTAAACATTTCGCGGGCAGGCGCGCCGCCTGCTTGGTTAGCCATCTTATTGACCCTGCTAAGTGCCAGCTTGTTAGCGGCGGCGTTAGACGCCAACCCAGTACCAGCTACTGTAAGACCCGCGGCAGCTAACCCCGGCGAACCGCTGTAGGCGGCTGTACCAGACCCTGTCAGCAAACTCGCACCGGGAATAGCGCGTATCATTTCAGGCGCTGTCTTAGGTATCTTAGGCCCAAGCATCCCAACCGTTTGGAGCGTTGACAAACCGCCAGAACCGCGGACCAAACTTTTTATCTGCTTCTGAATGTCTGGGTCAAAAGACCGCATTTTATTGGGGTTGTTGGCTACCGTCCGCGCAACTGACCGCAGTGAGTTAGCTGACAGCCCTTCGGCAGAGTTAGTGGCTTTCTCCACCATGCCGTCGATAGCATCCATCTGGCTCATACGCCGCCACGACTTGCGCGCATTTTCTATGTATCTTGAGGCGTCAACGGCATCTCCAGCTATGACAGCGTTAGCGGGCGGAGCGCCTACAAACTCATCTAACTGACGAATAATATTGGATGTTAGGCGGCGCTCGTCTTTATCAAGACTACTTCCGGCGGTCCGCGCAACACGGCGCAAAAGTTCTAACTGTGAAAACGATATGGGCGCGTTATTTTTTTCAGCGTCAGCTACAACAGCTTCCATACGCTGTAAAACGCGGTTGACCCTTGGGTGAAGAACCTCATCAAACTGCACTTTAGGATCGGAAAGCGACCGACGTATGCTTTGCGACAGGTCCGCAATAGCCGCCGCATCAAATTGAACGCCTGCTTCTTCGGCGCGGCGGTAGTCGCTGGCCGCCTTTGAAACTAGTTGTTCACGTGAGACAGGTGTAGCACGCGGCGTTGCTATCCGACCGCCGGTCATACCGCCAGCTACCGACAAGCCAAATTGTGCAAGAGGGTTCTCAATGCCTGCGTATTCGCGGCCAATCGTAGGGGCAGCAGCGGCGCCAGCGCCCGCCGCAGTCTGCACGCCGGGGCCGCGGCCAAGTTCCTGCATGACGTTACGGGTTACACCGGGGGTCGCAGTCCGCGAAAGTTCTTTAAACGCCGACGCACCGCTTAGACCGGCGCCGGCGCCTTCAACAGTACGGAACAAAACTTCTTGATCCGGCGTTTGCGGCTTACGCCCAATACCGGCGCTTAAATAACCCTTACGAATAGTTTCTGACGGCAACGGAACGCGGTCGGCATCGAATAGCGTTGCGCCCAAATTGTATAGTGTTGTGCCAAGGTCGGCAACGCCTAACGCCGTTACACCAGCCGCCGCGCCAAGAGGTGCGCCAAGGCCGCCGGTAGGAACGCCGGTCGCCAACGCACCCGCACCCGCCGCCGTAGCGTAAGGTAGCAGCGCGCTGGAGATAACGCCTGCATACTGTGCAGCCGAGCGGTCGGGTTCAGGTTCAAGTTTGACCGGCGTCGAAGGGCCGGAAATATAACCAATAATTTCCGCGTCAGTATACCCTGCTTCGCGCGCGGCAGCGGTGTCAAACGCTTCTTCGCCCGCTAGATAGTCAGCAATCTCTGCGTCGGTGTAACCCGCGCGGCGCGCGCCTTCGACATCAAACTTAGCCATGCTTACTTTTTCCTACGGAAAGAGTCGAGAGAAGGTCTACCTTTACCTTTTGATCCGCCAGCCGCGGGTGTGGGCGTCCGGGGGCGTGCGTTACCCAAACCATATTCGCGGTCTAAACGCATTAACGTATCTATAACGGATTTATACCCTTGGGTGGGGTCTGACAAAGAATCCAGTGTAAGTTGAAGTTCTCTGTTAGAGTCCATTTGTTTTGATGTCATACCTGTTGCGGCAGCTATTGCGGAGGTCAACAACTTACGCGCATTCGTAATGTTTGATAGTGAGTCGTTGGCTTTAGTACCAAACGCTTTTTGTATTTCTTGACCCGGTCCGCTGACGCTAAGATAGTCAAAAATATTTGCCATCGCGCCGCGCTGAGAAGACGGGATAGCTTTAGCGTTGTTAAGTACGTCGTATTCCTTAATCATATCAGCCACGATGTTTGAAACGCGCTTCCTACCCGGCAGTTTAACTGCTTCACTGACAGTCAATGGCGTGCCTGTACCTGTCGGCGTACCGGCGCCTGCGGGCGCTGCGTTTGATCCTGCTGCTGGCGCGCCGCCCCCGCCGGGTATCTGCGCGACGTAGTTTTGCGTTTCGCGGGGGACATGGTTGATCCATCCGTTAGGGCCGCCTTTAGCTATTGCACGGCGCACTGCGCCGGGGCCAGCATTGTACGCAGCAGCAGCCTTACGCTCGTCGCCGCCGAAGTCGCGCAACTGCTTATTAAAATAGGCTTCGCCAAGCGCAAGATTGTACGCTTCATCATTTTTAAGGCGGGCTGGGTCATACGGAAGACCAGCCAACTTAGCTGCTTCAGGGGCTGTACCCGGCATAATTTGGGCAATACCGATAGCGCCTTTGGGCGAAGTAAGCGGGCGACCGTTGCGGTCAAACTGCTTACCGCGCGACTCCATACCTATCATTATTTTAAATGTTTCTTTACCGCGCCCCGGCGCGCCCATTGATGGCGGCGCGCCAACGGCTGCTGGCGCAGTAGGCGTAACAGGCTGCCCCATTCGGGGCTGGGCTGGGGTTGCACCCGTCCCGCCGCCGACTGCGTATCGCGACGTAACGCCAGAACTGATAAGATTAGCTGGACGCGCGGCGGGAGTAAGACCTTGATTTGGGTCACCAACAATTGCTTCGGCGGCGACGCCAGTTCTGGGGTTTACGTTAAATAGTTTTTCCCCAACGACTTGTTGGTTCAAGCTAACTGGTTCTGGCGTTACATTAATTCTGAACAGTTCTTGCCCAAAAGTTTCTGAGTTAGCGTTGTCATCTACAACTACCGTATCATCGCCGACCTTTATTTCTTTTGTTTTAGGCATGACAAAGCCAAGTGCGGCGCGGGCGGGTTCTGACTGCGCTACGAACTGCGTCACAAACAGTTTACGTTCGTTTGGATCAGCTATACCCATTATTTGTTTTAGTATGGGTTCGTATTTATCAGGTTCCATACCAACTGAGGCAAAAGTTTGGCCGGCCTGCATTATGCTTGCGTCGCTAGGGTCGCGCAATATGTTTATTAAGCCGCCGCCTAATGCGCCAGCTACTCTTACGGGTTGTTCTGCACCAAATTTATCCGCTTCGCGCTGTTCGGTGTTCGCGTCAAACTTGATCCCCTGTTCCGTGCGCTGACTCTGAAGCTGCGCCGCACGCTGTTGCGACGCCATGTTCATCATGTTGGCGTATTTCGCTGTCCGAGCAGCCGGGTCAGGCATCTGGAGCAAGTTTATCTTAGGCATCATTTGGTTTGGCATATCAATAAACCTTTTTAAGCAACGGGTTTGGTGTTGTTTCTATAATATGCCATTATGGCGTTGTTTATAGGCGCATTAGTCGCAAACCCAGATATTTGACCCAAAGCATTTGTTAACGCGTTAGCTGTCCCCGCATAGCCTGACGCGCGGGCGTTGCCGGCGTTTATCGCGTTGTTTGCGTTGGCGTTGCCGATATTGTACGCGCTTGTTGCCGCAGCGTTACCTATGTTTTGCGCGCCGCGTTGCGCCGCGTCTGAAACGTAGAACGCGTTATTTGCAGTGTTCGTGGCTCGGTCCAACTCAAGACCGCTTGTTCTGCCATAATATGCCGCATCGTTTGCTTTGGTCGCTGCGTTTTGGTTCATAAGGTTTTGGGCGGTTGTGTTACCGCGCGCCAAACCAAGCCCAGCGGTTGCTTCACCAAGATTTAGAAGATTTGCTGATGTTGTCGCGCCACGGTTCATAGCGATATTGCCAGTTGTCGCGCCGCGATTCATAGCGATATTACCTGTTGCGGACCCGCGCCCTATAGAGTTTGCGGATGTTGCTGCTGCCCGCGCCAAAGCGTTTGCCGCGTTGTTTGAGCCAAGCTGCCCCGCAGCGCCCGTCATAACATTTGCCGCTGACTGACCCGAAGCTGATATGCCGCCAAGCGTACCTAGACGCGCCGCGCGTTCAGTCTGGTAACGGTTAAACGCGTTTTGGTATTCTTGGCTGGCTAAATCTTGGCCGAACCGTTGAGTGGCCTTCAATGCGCCGCCAGACAATAAGCCCCCGCGTGCAGATGCTGATCGGTCTAACCCCTTTAGACCTTCCGACATACGGAAGGCATAGCCGGGGTCTTGCTCAAAATCGCCCATACCAAATGACTTAGCGTACTGGCCGTAATTGGCAGCGGTTGTGTCGCCGCTAAGGCCCATAAGCTGCATGATTTGATCTTGAGCGGTGCGGCCATCCTTAATAAACGGCTGCTGAAACTCGCCCTGCCGCTGGTACGCCTGCTCAAAATCACCTTTGGCGGTGTCATAACCTAGATCGGTGGCAGCTTGACCCTCGGCGTAACCCCTAGTAACGTCGCCCAAAGCGGTGTCAAAACCCCTGTTGGCGTCAGTTAGGGCGGTGTCAAAACCCAAATCACTAGCAGCTTGCGCCCCACCATACGAAGAACGGTATGCGTCTAGCGCGGTGTCGTAGCCTTTACCTAAAGCTGCTTCCGCGCCAGTAAACGCTGTCTGGTCCGCGGCCCGCGCTTCGTCGTAGCGCAAGCGTTCCAAGTTCTGCGCTTGTCTGTTTGCATTATTTTGCGCTTCCTGCGCTACTGCTGCTGCTTCTCTTGCCGCTGCAATAGATTCAGCCGACGCGGTTTTTTGCGCTTCCAAGGCCAGCGCGTTGGCGCGTTCCGTCGCTGCTGCCGCAGTGTTAGATGCGGATATTTGCGCGGCAGCCGCTTTTTTAGACGCGCCTATGGATACCCCGGCGCCTAACGCCGCTGTTCCAGCTACTACTGCTGCTGCTGCCAAACCCATTTTACGCTTCCTTCAGTTGCAAACGGTATGCGCTACCGTGATCTTGCGCGCCTAGGCGCTTGTATAGCATAGAAATACGGGGACCAGAACCCCTTTTGCCTGCCTCAAAAAAGACTTCGTCAACACCTTTATTTTTTAACTCTTTAATTGCTTCGCGCTGCAACTTCAACCCTAATCCGGGGAACTCTGGCGACGCAAAGAATGTAGTGTTTGTCGCGGACAAAATGTCAGGTGAAGTCAACGATGGCGATATTAACGTCATCAGATAACCAAACATACGGCCATTACACCGCGCAGTCATTATCTGCATACCGCCAACGCCGTACAGCGCGCGCATAAGCGGCAAGTTTTTATTCTGCCAGTTGCCCGGTGTTTCGCCTACCTGAATAAGATGTTCGTCAAACAGACTGTCGGCGTCGCGCACCCAGCTATCAAAGTCTTCTGTCTGGAAGGTGACGCCTTCGGGCGGCTCGTTAACTTTTGGCGCAAACGCCGTTATAGTCTGATGCTTGGCAACCGACGCCAGCTTTTCCATTGCTGGTGCGTATGCGTTGTAGTGACGCATCATTGCGGGCAAATTGATTTGGATGTTGACAGGCGCCATACGCGCATAGTGGTCAAGGTCGTGCGGCTGTTGGAGGCAATGCTCAAACACTGCCGCGCAAGTATCTTCGTCGTTCAGGCTGTCGAACGACACTGACAAGACGTTGGGCAGCCGCGCTTCAATCTGATCTAGGCTGCGGTCCAGCTTCAGCAGTAGCGCGTCAAGACCAGCGCGGTCAAATTGCGTGCCAGCTATCTTCATCAGACTTTCGGCAACTTCGTTACGCGGACGGCGTACAACCAGAACGCGGGCGTTGGGCGCAAACTTGTCTAGCAGCCGCCACCAAGGCGCACCGGCTGTCTCCGCCGTGCCAATGTTAGGTTGCGAAAACCATGCCTGCACATCTTCAATGCTACGCATATGCCGTAACTCTTCGTGGCCGCACATCCATTCACCATAAGTCAGAAACTGGGACAGCCAAGCTGACCGCGACCTAGGTAAAGAGAATACGACAAACGGCGGCATTAACTAATCTCGCGGCCAGACGCACGCAAGTTGACTGCCGCTGCCGCTGACGCAAGCGTAGAGACAAACCCGCCAGACGGCAGGGTGTGACCTACGATTTCTGGAAAGGTGTATGTCTCGCCGGGTTGCAGCGTCCGCGTCTTGACGATCAAGTTGCTGTTGCCCGTAGCTTCGCTAACCGCTGCCAAGTTGACGCTGACGTTGACCATGCTGCTGCTGAAGTTAGTAGCAGTAAACTTGTCAATAATAGTCGTGGTACTGCTTGGCGACACATACTGCGTAGTCTGCGTGTTTTCCATATTCTTGGCAGGAATGATGTTTGCTGCGATAATTGGCATGGCCTATCCTATCAGGTTACGTTGCCGGTGACGTAGAAGGTTTCAGTGCCGACGCACAGCACGTTAGCAACGCCATAGGCTGCGATGGTGCGGCTGCCTGTGGTTGCAGTGCCGCCAAGCCGTAGCGTCGTTCCAGCGCCCTGTGTGAGCGTCACGGTGCTGGCGCTGCTGTTGACCACAAGAAACTCGTTACCGGCCACAAACACGCCCGACGGGACTGTGGTGGTTGCCGACACATACAGATGCTTACCGATGTCCGATGCCGCAGCGGTTGTGTTGAGGCTTTGCGGGATGCTGCGGTAGCCAATAGTGAACCCTGTACCAAGGCTGTCGTTGACCGTTGACGCCGACGCCAGACCTGTGATGGTCTTGTTTGTCAGCGTCTGAGTAGCTGTCAGATAAACGCCGTTCGTCACTGTGCCAGCGTTGCCCGATATGTCGCCGGTGATAGTAGACGTTGTGATTGTGACGCCGCTGATCGTGCCGCCGGTGATAGCGACGTTGTTGGAGTTTTGGCTGGTGATGGTGCCGTAGGTCGCAATGTTATCGACGGACCATTGCAGCACGTTAGTCGCGCTTTCCAAGACTACCTTGTAGCTAGTAGCTGTAGAGAACCACAGGTTACATTCGCCGCGGGAATCCAGAATAACTGGATTGGTGTTGGGTGTAACCCCTGACGCATCAGTGTACGTCTGCAAAGGGGTTGTCGTACCAGCAGCATAGGTATAGACCTTGCCGCCAACCAACGGGCTACCGTTAGCATCGAAAAATTGTGCTTTAGGTTGTTGAGCAAGAACAGTCATAGCTAGGCCTCAATTAAAGTTATCAGTAACCGTCAGTATAACGGACGGAATTGCGGGTGCAGGGGCGGCGGCAGCCGCTGCAACAATTTGGCATCCTGTATCATCAGTAGAAAAAACCAGTTCAAAGTAATCGCCTGCGTTTAGCTTTACCACATAATTCCATGCGGCGACAACTGCTGCGCTACTTCCAGCTAGAGTTACTTTTCCCGCAGAGTTTGCCACATTGACACCATTCACTCTGTACCAAATAAAAACATTTCCTGCGCCGGCGCTGGCTTTGACAAGTTGCGCGGAAAATTGAAAGTTGTAAATGCCTATGCGGTCCACAAACACTTGCGATGTAGTTGCGCCGATGTAAACGCCATCAGTTATGTCTGTGGTGTTGAGCGTTATTGGATACGCCGTATTGATGGCAGCGGCTGTTTGTGTGGTCGTATTGTAGAACACGCCGTTGCGGCTATCTTCAAGTTGCGGTGTGTACAGCGGAGCCAAGTCTTGCCCCAAAGACGAACTTGCAGCCGAGTTAGCTTGACCGCCGCCCGCCTGCGTAAATATATTGAAAAAATACCTGTACCATTCCCGCGTTACCATACCGTTTTCCGAGTCAGTGATCGGCACACGCGACGCGGGGATGCGGGTAAGTTGGTCGTTAGGCATTTGTGCCGCTCAGTTGCAGTTCAGCGCCGGTCAAGTAAATACGGACAGGGTCACTGCCAGACACTTCGTAGACGCGGTCGCGCAGCTTCAGCGTCATGCCAAGCCGGCGCCATATGACGCGAGTGCCAGTTGCGCCAATCTTGCCCATAGCCGCCCAGTGTTCGTTGGACCATGTATGGCCGCCATCGTCGGACCAGCGGAGCATGGCTTGCGGATCACTTCCTTGGCCGTCGTTCAGGCCAACGCCTGTTTCGCACTGAAGCTGCAAGCTATGGTTTGCTGTACGCGTGAGATTGTTTTGGCCTGTCGGCAGAGCGCGCCACGACCGCAACCAACGCTGCGCTATATCGTTGTCCGCAAAAACGTTTAGTTCAAACGTGTAGATGTTGCCGTTGGCGTAGTCACCGACGATGATGTTGCCTTGGAAGTTACACTGGCAGTTGCTGCGGTGGCGTGAGAACGCACCGCTGACGCCAGAAGGTGTGAGCGGCAGCACCGTGTAGAACGCTTCGGTATAGAACGATTCGGCCTCAAACGCACCTTCAGTTGGCGCAAGGGCGGCGTAGGATGACCGCTGATGCCATGCGCCAGTGGCAGCGTCATACACCCATGTTTCATCCGCGGACGGAAATGACAAGACATAGAACGCATGGCCGTCCTGCTGGTAGGTGTAGCCCACAGCGTCGCTCATATCTAGGTAGTTTTGGATTTGCCATTCAATCGCGTGCGTAGAAATACGCTGCGCGCTATAGCCCGCAGCCCTGTAAATGACGCCTTGGCCGCGCGCGTCAGCGCCCAGCCAGAACACAGTGTTGTCCATCTTGGCGATGGAGTATGGCGCAGCGCAACCGATTTCGTTGAACGCGCCTTGGATTGGCGATAGCGGAAAGTCTAGCCCGCCAGAGTTGTACCACACTTCGGTCGAGTCAGTACCAAACACCCAACATTCGCGGTGGTCTACGAGTATGCCAACGACGCCATCAGGGCTACCTTCGGCGCTGGCGAACTCTAGCGGGTCAATCTGGAAGCCATCAAAAAGCTGCGTTACCCAAAGTTTCTGGCTATTAGGCTCGTTAAATACAAAATAGCCGTCGAGATAGCCGACAGTAACCGCGCCGGGGAAGTCAGGGTCGGTGATCTGCCCAAACGTGTTGGTTGACTCATCGTAGATATACGCGTCAGGATTGCAGGCAAAGAATATCTGTGTGCCGTTGTCGGCGATGGACACAGGGCCAGTGCCGGTTACGTCGCCTAGCTTAGTGGGTGTTCCAGTAAGGCTGGACAGCTTGTAGACTTCAAAGCCAGACACAACGTAAAAGTCATCGCCGCGTGTCTGGTGCGCCCATAGCCCGCGGATCGGGCCTTCACCTATAACTTGCTGAAGCTGCAAGCCGGGGCAACGCTGGATAAACGCCGGCTCTATGCCGCCTTCTGGCACAGCTTCTGGAAACAAGTTTACCATGCGTGCGTTGGCAGCGTTTATTGAACGGGCCACATACGCGCTGCCCAGTATGGGCGTCTTCATTAGTAGTTTCCTGCAAAAATGTTATACCGCTGGCGCGATGCAATAAGGCTGTATGGCATCGACATGATGTCATCAGGATTGTTGATGCGCTTCAGGTTGCGCTTGGAATACATAGCTATGCGCTGAACTTGTGGCGACGGCTCTTCGCCAAACTCAGGCGCTAGTTCGCACGCTAGGTTATAGCGGAACGCACGCAGATAGCCGGGCGGGAACGAAAGGACTGTGTCAAGCGTTGCTGGCTGTGTCAGTTCTTCGACCGAAATGAAATGCCATTCTAGATCGCGCGTCGGGCGCGGGTAGATAAACATTTCAATGTCAGGATACGTCATGTTGGTAAAGATAACCTGCGGGAACGTAGAGGACACGGTCTTGACCGCGATGCCATCATACTGCTGCTGGTTGATCATTTTAATGCCGTAGCTAATACCAGAGCTAGGGTCTTTGAAATACGTAGCGTCATCCAGCAAGATAGGACGGTTGCCAACAAAGTTGCCGGTTGGCCCAAGCGTGCGGCTAAGTACGCCAGAAGGCCATGTGAAGACTTGGTCTTGTGTCGAGAAGACAGCGAGGCGCTCAGTGTTCCAGCTATCAATCATCTGGTTCATGGCGCGCAGTGCGTCCTGCGACGTTTCAGCCGATGGAGTTTCGCCTTCTGCTAGAACACCTAGAAGTCTAAGCGAACCGTTGATTATTTCACCAGCCGTAGCCATGCCAAAATCCCCATAAAACTATTAAAAATGGACGGCCCGAAAGCCGTCCAAATTAATTATATGCAATGAATGATTGCAAAGTTAATCACTACTGCTTCTGACAGCGAACCGCCAGAAATGTTGCGTAGTGTGATGCTGACAGTGCCTGCACCCAAAGAGTTTGCAAATACGTTGTATGATCCGGGGGTCGTTTGACCACCAGAAATAGTTAGTACAACAGTGTCATTTGCAGAAATAAAGCTGTTGTTCAGCGTGAACGTAGCGTTAGTGGCAGTAGCCAACGACGCGGCGTCCATTGTAATACGGCCAGCCGGCTTGTTCAGCGTAACTGCTGTTGACTTGCTGGTAGCCTGCGTAACCGTACCCTGTGCTGCGGCGGTGTAGCCGATTTGCTCATCAGCCAAGACATATTGTGCGCCAATAATGTCTTGGTCGAGGAAGGCAACACCAATAGATTTGTTGTTAGCCATTGATTTTCTCCTGAAAAGGATGCCCCGACCGAAGCCGGGGCAAACCTATTAGCCAGCGATACGGTACAGGTTGTACGTAGTGTCGCTTGTTTTAACAGCGCGGAACAATACGCTCTTAGAAGCAACGCCTGCGCCTGAACCAACCAAGGTCCAGCCGGTGCCTACTACGATAGTAGGAACGCCGGTGCTGGTAGCAACCAAAGCAATATCAAATGCTGAGTTTGTTTTTGCGCTGCTGATGGTTGCGTTAACAATAGCAACTGTTGGGAGTGTAAGGTCGGCTGTACTTGCAGAAGTGTAGACAACCAGACCACCGCCCAAATCGGCAGCAGTTAGGGTAGCTGCTGCGGTGTATGCAACAGCAACAGGGGACGTGGTCATGTTAACTTCGGTAAGGTTGCCGTCACCGAGTTGATAGCCGCCAGCGCCATTAGGTAAAGTAGGCATAGTAAAAATCCTTTAAAATAGTTGGCCCCCGGCGAACCGAGGGCCGGTATTAGATTAACCCCACATCCGAACAGCCATCTGTGGACGGATTGTGCTGTAACCGTACAGAACGTCAATACGGCAAGGCAGACGGTCGTTGTTGATGTCGTACTGACGAACAACGCGCAAGCTGATGCCGTTATGCACCTGACGCGAAGCCATATCTACGCCCTGTGGGAGCAGAAGGTCGGCGGTTGCGAAGGTGATAGCGTCCTTGTGGTATACAAGGTTCTGCGCGTATTGCGTAGAAGCCGTACCAACAAACACGATTGCTTTGGAGTTGCCGGGCAGCGTGTTGACAGTAGCAAGTGCCTGCGTAGCCGAGTAGATCGGTGAAACAGTTACGTTACCAGCGCCTGCGCCGCTGAGTGTGACATCAGCAAGGGCAACGAACTGGAACAACGAACCTGTGCTTTCACGGGTCTGTGGGTTAACGCTGAAGCAGTCAGCTACAGTGAAAACGTCGCCAGCCTTAACCGTTGCCGATGCACCAGCGCCGGTGATGGCGATGGTGGTTGCACCTTCAGTAGTAACAGCAGCCGAAGTCGTGCCGCCAGTTGCAGTACGCGAACCAGTGGTGAACTGCTTGATTGACTGCGACATATTGATTTCGTCGTAGCCAAGTACGCCTGTACCCATCATGCCGTTCTTGAACTGCTTGCTGATCGTGTCGGTTGGGTTGAATAGACCCTTCAGACCTTCAACCAAACCAGCGTTAGCGGCTGGGTTAACAGTGGCATAACGTGGCGACATTACCGCAGCGTTTTCGTTCAGCTTCTGCTGTGCAGCAAGAAGGACTGCCGAAGTACCGGGAGTTGTGCCGGGCGTGCCGACCGTGTTACCGATGGTCAAATACGAGTTGGCAACGTCAGCGTCGATGCTGGATGCAAGCTGCGAGATACGTGGCTTGAGAACGCGGTCTGCGAAATCGTCAAGCTGCATCGTCAATTCAGCAGTCGTGAAGTTGACGCCGATGTGCTTCTGGGTGGAAACAGCAAGAGTTGTGAACTGCTCGTTGTCATCCTGTACCTGAAGGGCTGCGCCGTCAGTTACAAGCGCACGGTCTGGAAGACGGATACGCAGGGTTGAGCCAATTTTAGCACCTTCGACAGCAAAGCTATCGTCGTACTGGCGGTTTACGTTACGTGTCAGCACAAGGTTATTCTCTAGAATTTCTAGAGCCTTCCGCGTGATCATATCAATTGTTAAAATCGAGTTAGACATGGTAATAATCCCAAATTATCTGTTGCGTTGTGCCTCGTACTTCTTGATCTGCCGCATACGTTCTGCTTCGATCCATTCCGACGTAGTCATTGACTTAGTCGAACGAGGATCAGTTGTGTCAAACTGGTTTGACCCAGTAGAACGTGCTGTGACAGGCGCAATCGGAGCCGGGGCGTTTGAAGTTCTTTTAACCGGCGGATTTGAGGACAATGAAGCCTCAAGTTTTCCAATTTCTTTTGCCTGCAAAATTGGCGCTAGACGGGCGATACGATCAGCTTCTTTCGGATTAGAGCCGAGATAATATAGAACGTCTGGGCCTGCGTCTGACGCTTGGATGCTTTGCGCCATGAAATCTGTAATCGGAAGGTTGGGGTTGTATGCGACTTGTTCAAAGTCATCATATTTGTCCCGCGCTGCCTCTTCTAGATCATGGTAGGCATCCTGCATTTCAGCTTGCTGACGGGCGGTATCTCGCCGTGCCAGCAATTCTTCAGCTTTACGTTCGGCCAAAACCTCTGCGTAATCTTCATATGTCTCAAATTGATCAGGGGTAATATCATAGCCTGCTTGTTGGCGGGCCTGTAATTCCTCTGCTCTTTGAGCCTGTTCGCGCTCCCATTTGCGCTGTTCTCTTGCGAGGCGCTTGCCAACAATTGCGTCAAGTTCTTCTTGTGTGAAGGACTTATTAGCTTCCTGTTCAGCAGGCGTTTCCGGCGTCGTGTTTTCTACAGGCTCGATTGCTGCCGTGGCTTCGAGTTCTGGCGCGGAGGCATCCGCTACGTTGGGGACTGTTTCGTCCATGTTTAACTCCTATGGAGTTCCTGATGTGCCGCACCAGTACGGTTAATGGTCAAACTACAGTAAATTATGTGGCTTGACAATATGCTTGAGTTTCTTCGTCCCAATAGTAGACTTTGCCGTCATCTGGCATTGCAACTGGGGATGTCCATAAACAGGTGTCTTCGTTAAGCGTCCACGACGGAAACGGCTGCGGCGCAATAAAAGCGTCGCGCTCTGCGTCGTAAGTGTAGCCGACGCCGGCGTAGTTTTTACGCAGCGGGCGCCCTTCAGGATGCTGTCCGCCGTGCGTGTTGTACGATGTCTGCACAAATAGCGCAGGGTCGCCAAATGCGCCTGTGTCAATAACATCCTGTTCGATCACAAGAACCGCGGTGACAACGCCATCAATGACTTTTGCAAAGTGGCTCATGCCCTGTAGCTTCCCGACGAGTTGTATTGAAGAATTGTAAGCGCACCTGAAGTTGTGACTGTAGGGGAGCCTGTTGTTACGCCGCTGTAAATAGACGTAGGTACAGACAAAATTACTACTCCTGAACCGCCCGCCGCGCCGGCATAGCCGCCAGCCGCGCCGCCGCCCCCGCCGCCGCCGCCGGTATTAGCAGTGCCTGCAACAGACGAAGTCACCGTAGTTCCGCCCCCGCCCCCGCCGCCGGCTCCGCCTGCCGCTAGCGTTGAGTCATTAGTATTACCGCCGCCGCCGCCGCCCGCGCGCGTAATTGATGTACCTGTAATTAGCGATGCTAGGCCGTTTCCGCCTGCGCCCGGATTAGTTCCGCTGGTAGAATTGGCCCCGACAGCAGAGGCGCCGCCGCCGCCGCCACCTGTAAAATCAAAAGCAGTGGTGCCACCAGCAAAACCTTGCCCTGCAACGCCCGTTCCCGCAGTACCAGAAACGCCAGAGTTTCTATTAGCGCCGCCGCCAGAACCGCCGTTGCGTCCATTTTGATCGTTTGCCGCGCCGCCGCCGCCGCCGCCAGTAGCAGTACCGTTTGCAACGCCGCTAAACGAACTATTAGTGCCTGATGACCCCGCGGTAACAATGTTGAATCCGCCGGCGGCCCCCGCGCCTACTGTAATATTGTATGTTGTAGATGGAGTAAGTGTTTGGTTAGTAAGTGATATGTATCCACCTGCACCGCCGCCGCCGCCTGCACCGCCGCCGCCGCCCGCGCCAGCAATAATAAGTATGCTAGTACTAGGGGCTACTGGCGTAACGCTGTTAGACGGCGCGCTTGCTGGCCCAGTGCCAGAAGCATTAGTAGCTGTAACTGTAAAGGTATATGCGACGCCTGTGGTCAGCCCAGTTACCGTTATCGGTGAAGATGAACCAGTAGCTGTAATGCCTCCCGGACTTGAAGTGACCGTATACCCTGTAATAATTGGCGGTACACCGGGGTTGACAGGTGCAGTAAACGATACAGAAGCTGTGGTCGCCGTAGAGGATGTAGCGGACACGCTGGTGGGCGCGCCGGGTACCGCCCCGCCCGGTCCGCTGCGCGTGCCTACCGAAATATAGGCTTTTAAGCCTATACCTACACCATTACGGACGGGGATGCCAAAACTCATCTGATGTTAATCGGCTTTGCGTACAGTGTGCCGCTTGCGCTGATCTGAACAGCACTAACGCGCCACGCACCGCCTGTAGCGCCGCCAGCGGGCTGCTGTACAAAAATAGGTACAGGTGTGTTAGC